TGGATTAGCATTTTATTTGTCTCAAAAATTTGCACCACAAAGAACACAAGAAATGAAATTATTATATGAAGATGAATTAGCAAGAGCATTAGCGGAGGATGGATCAGCAGCAAGTACGTATATTACACCGAAAACTTATTATCCAAATATATAATGACTATTATAACTAAAGGAATGGGAGCTATAATTAAACTAAAAAAACTTAAACCTGTAGGAAAAAAAGCAAGAAAAGAAAGACTTGAATATTTAAAAGGTCAAAGAAATATTTATAAAAAAGATCCTACTGGAAAAAAAGATAAAATTATAAAATCTATGAATGAAAATTTAAAAAAGAAAAAACGTAGTGCTAGTCCATCCGAGGTTGATCATTACAACAAAGTAATGACATCAGATTTTGAAAAAAAGACAGGGCCTTTTTTCGATAAAAAAGGTAAAAAATAATGGCAAGATTTTCTAAAGGTAGAAGAGCACTTGCAATATCAGATAGATCGGGTGCAGCATTTCCTTATGATGAAATGGTGCAAGAATGGACTGGTGCATGGGTGCATCAATCTGAGTTTGAACCTAAACAACCACAATTACAACCTAGACCGGTAGCAGCAGATCCACAAGCTTTAAAACATGCACGACCAGCAAGAACAGAATTTCCTGTTAGAGATTTATTACCTAATAATCCATTTACAGTTACAGGTGGATCTCCAACAGTTAATTTTAGCACGGGAGATGCAAAAATAAATGAAGGTTATGTTTCCACTACGTATGCAAGATTTCAATCTGTTAAAGAAATAGTTGGAGGAGTTGCTATTTCTACTTTACAGTTAGAAACTACATTAAACGGAAACATAAGTAATTCTGCCACAACAATTGTTTTAACAGATGCAACTGAGTTTCCAACTTCTGGTTTTATCATGATAGAAAAAATTGATACTACTCCAAACACAACTAATTATGGAAAATATTTAAATGAAGTAATTCAATACACAGGTAAAGCTGGTAACAATTTGACAGGATGTACACGTGGAACATCTGCTCCTTTTAGAGGTGTGACTCCAGCTAGCACTGCAGCAACAAGTCATGATTCAGGAGCAAAAGTTTATGGAAGTTATTTATTAACTCCTCAAGCAACTAATAATGTTCCTACAGGATCACAACCAACAACGGTTACAAAATATTACAGTATAAATTTTACTTTAGTATCAAATGCAAGTACAACAGCAACTGGAGGCGGTTTTCAATGTACAATTGGACCGGTTAATGATAGAGCTTAATTATGGCATATAGTTATTCAGATTTAACAACAGATATTAGAAACTACACAGAAGTAGATAGTAATGTTCTTACTGCTGCTATTATAAATGGATTTCTTCGTAATGCTGAACATAGAATTAATTTAGATTGTCCAATGGATTCTGATAGAGTCCAAGCAGAAGCACAATTTGCAACAGATTTTAATACTATTACAATGCCAACAGGAACATTGTTTGTTAGAGGTATAGCGGTATATAATTCTACTACTGCTGTAACAGGACCTGCTCAATGGTTAGAAAAAAGAGATCAAACTTTTATTTCAGAATATGTTGGCGAGTTAACTGGTCCTGAAGGAGGATCAGCAGGACAAGATACTACAGGACTTCCTAAATATTATGCTATGTTTGGAGGTGCAACTACGGGAACTAGCACTGCTACATCTGGAGCTATTTATGTGGCTCCTACACCAGATGCTAATTATAAATATATTATTCATTATAATGCTTTACCCACTGGTTTAGAGACTAATACCGGAGGAACATATATTAGTAATTATTTTCCTCAAGGTTTACTATATGCGTGTTTAGTAGAAGCTTATGGGTTTTTAAAAGGCCCTATGGATATGTTGACATTCTATGAAAATAAATATAAACAAGAGCTACAAAAGTTTGCAGCGATGCAAATTGGTAGACGTAGAAGAGATGACTATACTGACGGCACTGTTCGTATACCAATTGAATCTGCAAATCAATAATTAGGAGTAAAGTATGACAATAACATCGGCGATTTGTAATAGCTTTAAGCAAGAAATTTTAGTGGGAACCCACAATTTTACAAACTCTTCAGGAAACACATTTAAGATAGCTTTATATTCAAGTAACTCAGCAACTTTAAGTAAATCAACAACAGCTTATACTGCACCAGCAGACGCTACTGCTGATCCAACAAATACGTATGAAGTAACAACAACTTCTTCAGGTTATACAGGTGGTGGAAATACTTTAACAAGCACTACTCCAGTTTTATCAGGTGATACTGCTTGTTGTAAATTTGCAGATACAAGTTGGGGTTCATCAGCTTCTTTTACTGCAAGAGGATGTTTAATTTATAATTCTTCTCAGTCAAACAAAGCAGTATGCGCAATTAACTTTGGTTCAGACAAAACTGTTACTAGCGGAACTTTTACAATTCAGTTCCCAGCTCAAACAGCAGGAAACGCAATCATTCAGATAGCATAAGGAGAACGTCCTTATGTCGATAGCTCAGACATTCACCGTAACAGTCGCTGGTGGTAAATACTATATTGATGGTGTTCAACAAGCTACCGTAATGATCGGAGCTGGTCTTACTTATAAGTTTGATCAATCAGATGGAACTAATGGTAATCACCCTTTAAGATTTTCAAGCGACAGTGGAAACTCAACACCTTACACTACTGGTGTAACTACATCTGGTGTGCCTGGTAATGCAGGAGCTTACACACAAATAGAAGTTGCAGCAGGTGCACCTTCAACTTTATATTATTACTGCACTAATCACTCTGGTATGGGTGGTGAAGCTAACACTGATGGTTGGGGTCGTTCTTATTTTGGACAAGCTGATTGGGGTGATACAAATATAATTACCCAAGGTTGGGGACGTAACAGTTGGGGCTATCAATCATGGGGTGATACACCTATTCTTACACTTACAGGTCTTACAGCTACAACTTCTCTTGGAGTTCCAAACGAATTAATAGAAATAAAACCTGGTTGGGGTACACTTAATTGGGGTGAAAACGGTTGGGGATCTGTTGAAAGTGCAGTTGAAAATTTAGTTGGTTTAAGTGCAACAGCAACTCTTGGAACAGTTATTGCTAAAGACGTAGTTGGATTAACAGGTTTATCTGCTACATCTACATTAAATTCTTTATCAGCTGTTAAATCAGATCTTACATTTACACTTACAGGATTAGGTTTAATATCTTCACATGGATTATTAACAGAAGACGATCATTCAGTAGGTTTATCAGGTCAATCTGCTACAACCGCATTAGGAACTATTTCTACTGCAGGAGTTACATTAGTAGATCCATCAGGATTGTCGGCTACATCAAGTGTAGGATCTTTTGCATTTACATCTGATCCAACTATAAATGTATCAGGTCAATCTGCTACCACAGGTATAGGATCTTTGGCTCCAGCAGATATTATGGGACTAACAGGTCAAAGCAGTACCTCTACTTTAGGCTCAGTTACTCAAAGCATAATTTCTGGTGCAAGTTTAGATGGTCTTGGTGTAACAGCCACAACCACATTAAATGATGATAAATTAATATTAAAATATTATGGTAAATTAACACCTAAAACTAGCACAGGATATACTAGGAAAACTCCTAAAACTTCTGGCGGATATACAACTAAAACAGCATAATTTATGTTTGACTTAAAACTAAATAAACAATATAAACTAACAAACTAGGAGAATTTTAACAATGGCATCGACATATACACCTCTTGGCGTAGAACTAATGGCAACTGGCGAAAATGCTGGTACATGGGGAACAAAGACCAATACAAATTTACAAATATTTGAACAAATATCTGGTGGATTTAAAGTTCAAACTTTAAATGCTGGTGGGGCTGGAGCTAATACTACAGCTTTAGATGTTACAGATGGAGGAACTGGTGCAACTCTTGCAACAAGAGTAATTATCTTAGGAGCAGAATCTCCTGAAACTATATCAGGAAATAAAATTGTAACGCTTCCTAACGATGTAGAAAATTTTTATTTTATTAAAAACAGCACAAGTGGTTCTTATACAGTACAACTTAAAACAGCCAGTGGTTCAGGAAATACTGTTACTTGGGCAACAGGTGATAAAGGTTGGAAAATTATTTATGCAGATGGAGCAGCTAGTAATCCTAATGTAGCAGAAGTTGTAGCAGGTGGATTACCAGGTGGATCAGATACAGAAGTTCAATTTAATAATTCAGGAGCATTTGGTGGAGATTCAAACTTTATTTGGAATTCATCAACAGGTTTAAATATAGGTTCTCAGAAAGAATTAAGACTTCAGGATACTACTGGAGGAGAATACATAGGTATGAAAGCATCGGGTACGACTACGGATTATACTATTACGTGGCCGGCAGCCGTAGCAGGAGGAAATGGCTACGTCTTAAAATCAACAACAGGTGGAGTTTTATCTTGGGAAGAATTAGAAGCAGGTGGAACATCTTGGCAAGCTGTAAAAGTAACAGGAGATTCTCCTGTAACAGGTGCAGCAGGAGCTGGATATTTTATGAATACTACTTCTGGAGCCATAACTTTGACTCTACCAGCGTCACCAACTATAGGAGATGAAATTTCGTTTATAGATTATGCAGGAACTTTCGATACCAATAATTTAACCGTTGCAAGAAATGGTAAAAATATTAATGGAACAGCAGCAGATTTAACTGTTGCAACAGAAAGAGCTGCTAATACTTTAGTCTTTACGGATAACACTCAAGGTTGGTTACTGAAGAGTAATTAATAGGGAGTTGTAGTGTCAACTTATAGAGAAATAGTAGGAAAGAAAATTAAAAAATTATCATCGGATCCGACAGCGGGTGCTGATGGACAAATGTGGTATAATTCTACTACAGGAAGTCTTAGAGGATTAGCTAATCTTTCAGCGTGGTCTAGCGCTTCACCTATGAGTACTGGAAGAGAATTTGGTGGATCTGGAATAGGAACACAGGGAGCTAATATAGTTGCAGGTGGTTATCAATACAGTCCAGATACTAGAATTGATAATACTGAAGAATATAATGGAAATGGTTGGACTACAATTACAACAATTGGTGAAGTTAAATATTTAGCAGGTGGAGCAGGAAGTGTTACTGCTGGATTAGTTTTTGGAGGAAGCACTCCTCCTTATACAGGAAACACTGAAGAATATAACGGATCTGCTTGGGCAGAACAAACTAATATGACAACTGCTAGAAGTTTATATAATGCTGGAGCTGGAGGCCCTAGTGGTCAAACAGCGGGTTTAGCTGCAGGTGGTTATGATGGATCAAATTCAAACGCTACAGAAGAATATAATGGTTCATCTTGGACTAATGGTGGAAATTTAGGAACGGCTAGAAGAGCAAGTTCTTTATTTGGAACACAAACAGCTGCAACTTTAGCAACAGGTTATGTTACAGGTCCAGTAACCACAGTTGAAAATTATGATGGTTCTGCTTGGACAACTGGAACAAGCACTAACGTAGCAAAAAATAGCACTGGTTGTTCAGCTATGTCTCAAACTTCTGCAGTTGTTTTTGCAGGAAATGGTCCTGGAACTGCAGTTACTACAAATGAATCTTGGGATGGAACATCTTGGTCAGTTGCACCTACTTTAGCAACTGGAAGAGCAGGAACAAATGGAGCAGGAACGGGAACAGCTGCAATAGCGGCAAGTGGACTTACAACACCACCAGATGCCTCTCCTGGAATAACAGAAGAATTTAACACTTCAACAAACGTAATAACCGCTGCAGCATGGGCTACTGGTGGAGCTTTGGCTAATGCAAAAGGTTATCGTTTTGGTGGTGGAACACAAAATGCAGCTTTTGCAGCATCAGGTTTTCCTTCTCCATTTGTAAAAACAGAAGAATATAATGGATCAACTTGGAGTGAAGGTGGAGACATAGGCACTTCCAGGTACCAAGGTGGATCTGCGGGAAGTCAAACTGCAGGATTAATTTTTGGTGGATATGTTGCGCCTACAGGCACTGGTCATACTGAAGAATACAATGGTTCTTCATGGTCAGAACAAAATAATTTAAATCAATCACGTTATGGGTATGGAGGTCTTGGAACTCAAACAGCAGCTTTATATGCTTCTGCTTATCAAGGAACACTTCAAAATGTAACAGAAGAATATGATGGTTCATCTTGGACAGCAGTTTCACCTGGAACTCAAAATCAATCAACACTTGATCACGGAACAGCAGGAACTCAAACTGCTGGATTAATTTTTGGTGGACAAGGAGGACCTGGATCACCACTTTATGCAAATGCAGAAACATATAATGGATCTACATGGACAGCAGTTAATACTTTAATTACTGCCAGATCACAATTAGGTGGCTCAGGTACGCAAACAGCAGCAATAGCTTTTGGTGGTAGAACACCTTCTGTTACAGCAGTTGCAGAAACATGGGATGGTACAACTTGGGCAACAGCTCCGTCTTTAGCAACTGCAAGAAGACAATTAGCTTCAACAAGAGTAGAAACAGGAAATACAGCAGCTTTAGCTTTTGGTGGAAGCCCTGTTCCTGGAACAGGAACTTTAACAGAAGAATTCACTGGAGAAACAATAACGGGTAATGTAAAAACATTTAGTACGAGTTAATTATGAGCACATATAGAGAAATACACGGTAAAGCAATTAAGTCATTATCAACTGATCCAAGCGACGCTAATGTTGCAGGACAAGTTTGGTACAATACAGATAGTAACACTTTTAAAACTGTAACAATGTCTTCTTCTATTGTTTCTCAACCAGGAATTTTAAGAGGTACTACTGGTTCAAATATGATGGGTTCTTTTTCAGGAGCTTCAGCAGATGCTATGGGTGTGTTTGGTGGAAGCCCACCTGCCTCTGCAGTAACTACAACAGAAGAATTTAATGGAACTGGTTGGGCAAATGGTGGAGCTTTAAATGTTCAAAAAACTAATAGATCTGGTTTTGGAACATTAACTGCAGGAGTTGCGGTTGGAGGAACAACACCTCCTGGATTATCAGATGCAACAGAAGAATATAATGGTTCTGCTTGGTCAACTGCAAATGCAATGCCTGAAGCACTTAGAGGTATAGCAGGCGGTGGACCACAAACAGCAGGTATTATATTTTCAGGTGGAAACCCACCTGGCACAGGTTCAGTTAAAACAAAATATTATGATGGCACTAATTGGGCTGTTCAACCAAACGATATGAACACGCCTAGAGTTAACGCTTCAGGATGTGGAACTCAAACAGCAGCTTTAGCTGCATCAGGAGAACCTGGTCCAGGAGCTGTAACAGAAGAATGGAATGGATCATCTTGGACAACAGTTAATTCTTTAAACACAGGAAGAAATAATCAAGGACCTGCAGCAATGCAGGGAACAACTTCGGATGCAGCCATATTAGGTGGAAACACACCTTATCCTTCTGCTTCAAGAGCAATTGAAGAATGGGATGGAACTTCATGGTCAACTAATCCATTAAGTTTAGTTTCAAATGGAAATGAACAAGCAGCTGGTCAAGGATCTAGTACTTCGGCAATTGGTATATTTGGAGGAAGCGCTGGATCTACTTTAGCAGAACAATTTGTTAAATCAACAAACGTAATTACTGCTGGAGCATTTTCTAGTGGTGGAACAGTACCTCAAATAGTTAGAGGTGGTTCTTCTGGTGGAACACAAACAGCAGCATGGATAACTGGAGGATTACAATATCCAGGAGATACAAAAAATAAAACATGGACGTATGATGGAGCTTCTTGGAGTTCTGCAGAAGATCTTCCAGCAAATCTTTTTATAGGTGGTGGCGTAGGCCCTGCAACAGCAGGATTAGCTTGGGATGGTATTGGTTCTTATGGACCAGGAACAGCAACTTACGAATGGGACGGAACTAATTGGACTGCAGGTGGAGCTGCTCCAGCTATTGGTCCTGGAGGAAATTCTTATAGTACTGGAGCCGGTGTTGGACAAACAGCGGCTGTAGCGATGGGTGGAATTGGAGACCCTCCTCCAGCATCATCAGATAGAATGATAGCTTACGATGGATCATCATGGTCATCAGATGAATCTTTGCCATCAGGAATAGCAGGTTGTGCTGCAGATGGACCAAATACTGCGATATGGATTGCAGGGGGTCGTAATGACACTGTTCCCTCATCATCTACCGATTCAAAAGAATATGATGGTTCAAGTTGGACAACTACTGGTAGTTTAGTTAATCCTATTCCAGAAGGTATAAGCTTTCATGGATGGGGAACACAAACAGCTGCAATAGTTGCAGGAGGAAATCCTGCTGCAGATACAGCATCTCAACAATATAATGGAACAATTTGGGTTAGTGCTCCTTCCTTATCTACAGGTAGAGATAATAATGCTTATTGTTCTAAAACATCTGGATCACAAACAGGATTTATTGCTGGAGGTTATTCAGGCACTGCTAACACAGGTGCAACAGAAGAATATAACGCTGAAACAACAGCACTAAACGTTAAAACACTTACGCAAAGTTAAAAATTATGATATACAAATTTAAAAAGGAGGACTAAACTATGGCACACTTTATATATGGAGTAGCTGAAAACACGGGCAAAGGATTTTTTACTGCAGAAGACAGAAGAAAATTTTTTCTTAGAGGTTATCCTGCAAACGTCTGGATGGTTGGCAACAACGTCGATGGCGCTATGTGGTTAGCTGAAAAAGGCGCTCGTGAAAAGACAAAAGCAGAAGCACAAGCTTTGATTGACGCTGAAGTACAAGCGGCACAAGCTACGTGGGATGCATTGTCTGACGAGGAAAAAGCTGCACCAGGAAATATGGGCAGACCGACAGATGTAATATTGCCGTAAGGAATTTTTAAATGGCAACATACAACGAAATATACGGAAAACGAGTTGAGGTATTTAACTCTGACCCTACGTTGTCTTCAGCGTATGAGGGACAGGTTTGGTATAACTCAACTTCAGGTGCATTAAAAACTGTAGTTAGTTCTGCATCAGCAGTTAGCGCACAAGCTATGCCAACAGGAACAAGAGCTTATGGAAGTATAGGAGCTACACAAAGTGCTTTTATGGTTGCATGTGGTGCTAATCCTGGAACTAATTATAGTGCAAATGTGTATGAATATAATGGCATTGGTTGGGTAACTAAAACTTCTGCGAGTAATCCTAGAGACATAGTTCCTAGAGGATCTTTAGGAACCACTACTGCAGGTTTAGTTTTTGGAGGTACTGGACCAGGTGTTATTCGTGCAGATACAGAATTATGGAATGGAAGTTCTTGGACTGAATCGGGAAATTTAAGTGATTCAAGAGGAAGCGGTGAATCTTTTGGAACACAAACAGCATGTGTTACAACTGGTGGATATAATGATTTTAGCCCACCTTATTGGACAAATGCAACAGAAGAATTTAATGGTAGTTCTTGGACAGCAGGAACTGCAACTCCATTAAACACTGCTAATGGATGTGGAGTTGGAACTTCAACAGCAGGAATAATTATTGGTCAACAAGAACAACCTGGTAACTCATACCCAAGTAAGGCTACAGTAACACAAACACGAAATTATGATGGGACTTCTTGGTCTAATGGTGGAGTCATTAATATGGCAACTAATGTTGCTAGCGTAGCAGGAACAGCATCTGCATGCCGAAAAGCAGGTGGAGCTAGTCCTGCACCAGCTTCTTATACTAACACAGAAGAATGGGATAACACCTCATGGACAACAGGACCTTCTTTAGTTTCAGATTTTAGTAATGGCGGTGGGGCCGGAACTTCTACAGCAGCAGTATATGCAGGTGGACAAACACCTCCTGGAAATTTAACGACTGTTCAAGAAGTAAATAAATCAATCGCTACAATTAGTGCAGCGGCATGGGCTAGTGGAGGAACTTTAAATACTGCTAGATACTATGGTGGTTCAGCAGGAATACAAACAGCAGCCGCTTATTTTGGTGGTGAAGCAGGACCTGGTGTAACAGGAGCAACTGAACTTTATAATGGAAGCACTTGGACAACAAGTCCGGCAACAATACCATCAGGTAAAAATTATGCTGCAGCAGGTGGCACACAAACAGCAGCTTATTATGCAGGGGGAACTCCTCCCAGTGGTGTTACTGCTTCATATAATTTTAATGGTTCTGCGTGGACAACAAGTCCTGGTAGTTTAAATACCGGAAGATTTTTTGCTGCAGTAAATATGGGAACACAAACAGCTGGAGTGGCAATTTCTGGTTATGGAACTCCTTCAAAAACTACACAATATGAACAATACAATGGATCAACATGGACTGCTTCACCTAATTCAGTTTCATCAGGAAGACAACAGTATGGTGGAGCGGGAACACAAACAGCTATGTTTATAGCAGGTGGAGAAACTCCTTCAGTTGTAAACTCTACTGAAGAAAACACAGGTTCAGCATGGACAAGTGGAACTAACATGCCAGTTACAGCAACAGATATGTTTGCATCAGGAAATTTAACAGCTGCTGTTGTTAGTGGATTTAGAACTTCCCCTTCAGTAACAACAACATTAACTTACGATGGAACATCATGGGGAACTGCACCTTCAATGGCAAATCCTTATTGGGGTGGAGCTTCTGGTGGAACACAGACAGCTGCAATTGCTGCAGGTGGCTCTAAAACTCCTGGTCCACAAACAGACATAACAGAAGAATGGAGTACTGGAATAGAAACAATCAACGCTAAAACATTGACAACTAGCTAATAATAGTTATATTAGAAAGTAGTATGAAAGGAACAAAATGACAGAAAAAAGAAACATACATGCGTTAATAGAAAAAGAAGCACCTAGCTTAAACAATTTATTAGACCCAAATGATGTTAAAGAGTTTAAAGCTATGACAGCTGAACTTAGAGACACATGGACTAAGAAACAAGTATTTAGAACAGAAACAGAAATGAGAATGTCTGTTCTACAAGACATGAAATATCCAACAAAAGCTGCAAAGTATTGGCAGTGTGTTAGAGAACAAAACGTTTTTTTAGAAAACTTAATGAGTTTATCTTTTGATTGTAGACGCAATGAGGCTAAAATTAAATGGTTAGAAAAAAAAGTTGAAACAGAAAAAGACGAATATAAATTAGAAAAATATTTAATTGATCTTGATGAAGCACGATATAGTTTAGCTAACATGCAACTTGTTGCTAAAGACAGAATGAGAGAAATTAAACTTTGGTCTACATTAAAAAAAGAATTTAATGATGGATCGTTTGATACTAAAGACGTTAATAGACACCAGTTAGATTCTTATCATATGATTATGAAAAACAAAGCAGAAACCTTAACATCAGGTTCTTCACAACCTGAAGTGTTTAATGTGTTAGGTCAATTAAAAAGTATAGAAAGAGTTAAAAAATCAGGAGAAATGATTTACAACAAGAAAGAACAGTTAACAAGTGACCTCGGAGCAAAAGAAAAATAAAAAATTATTTTTTTTAATAGCTATGCCAAGGTCGGGAAATACCTTGTTTGCATCTATAATGAATCAAAATCCAGAGATAGCGTGCACTGGTAATTCTATAACTCTTGAGATTATGAAAGATTTATTTTTATTAAAACAAACAGATGTATTTCAAAATTTTCCAGACCATAAATCTTTAGATAATGTTATGGATGTTGTGTATGATTATTATTATAAAGATTGGCCTCAAAGAATAATTATAGATAGAGGTCCTGTTCTAACGCCCGGTAATTTTAAAGTAGTGCAAAAACATTTTAAGAGACCATTTAAATGCATTATATTACTTAGAGATCTTATGGACGTGTTAGCTAGTTATATGCAATGGTATACCGAAAACCCTACTGCTTTTCTTAATAGACATGGAGAAAAATTTCCTGAAAGAGGAAACTTAAAAAACGATGAAGAAAAACTTTTAAATCTTATGGATAAAAATGGAGCAATAGCAAAAGAATTAGATGCAATTCAAAACTCATTTAATTATTCAAACATATGTCACTATGTAAAGTATGATAATTTAGTTACAAACCCTGAAGAAGAAATAAAAAAAATATATAGTTTTTTAGAAGAACCTTATTACCCACATTATTTTAATAATTTGAAACAAATTAATATTAATGGTATAAGTTATGACGACACTATTGTAGGAAAGAATATGCATACTATTAGAACAGAAGTTAGAAAGGAATATAATCCTTATATAAATAAAATACCTCAAATTATTAGAGATAAATATGAGCACATTAAATTTTAGTTTTATATTTTTAGGCCAATCAGTATTAAAATATCAAGTACCACTTGATATTTATTATTCTATAAATCAAATTTATGAATCTAAGTATCCTGAATTAAAACCTGCTAATAAACAATTAGTGGGTAAAATAGAAAAAGAACATAGTTTATTTTATCAAGGTGAAAATAATGATAAAATGACTAAACATAATTATTTACCACAAGATGTGTTAAATTGGTTTAAACAAATGTTTCATCATTATTTAAATTGGAATAGAATAAAAAAATATAATACTCATCTTAATTCTATTTGGGTAAATCAAATGTTTCAACATGAATACAATCCAGTGCACGTGCACCAAGGATCAATGTTTACGGGTTTATCTTCTGTAATGATTTTAAAATTACCACAAAGTTTTGGTGTAGAATATTCTGCAGCTGATCAACCACAAAATGGTAGATTACAAATATTAGGATCTTCTTCTGGTATGTTTGCAAATGTAGATTATCAACCAGAGGTAAAAGAAAGAGATTTTTATATATTTCCATATGACATGAGACACTGTGTGTACCCTTTTAATGGACCTGAATGGAGAAGAACACTAGCAGCAAATATGGATGTAGAATATAACCCAATTCAAAATAGAGGAGTAAGTTAATGTACGAGAATAGACACATCACAGAACCTAAATGGAAAAGTTGGATAATACAAACAACTACACCATTGTTTACACCCGATCAATGTAAACAAATTATAGCAGCAGGTAGAGCACAAAAACCACAACAGGCGCAAGTTGGTATGAATAGACCAGGTGGCGGAACAGATACAAAGAAAAGAGTTACAACAATTAGTTGGATACCATTTAAAGAAATGGAACACATGTATAAAGATTTAAATAATTTTATACAAAAAGCTAATGAAAACCATTTTGGTTTTGGAGACATACAAGTATCAGAAAATGCACAATTTACAGAATACCCTAAAGGAGGGTTCTATGATTGGCATATGGATTGTGATGTAAACATGGCTCATGAACCACCGGTTAGAAAAATATCTATGACTCTTTTATTAAATGATCCATCGGAATTTAAAGGTGGTGATTTAGAATTAATGGGACCTGGTAAGTTTGCAGACCTTAAACAAGGTCATGCGATTGTATTTGCATCTTTTTTAAATCATAGAGTTGCACCAGTTACAGAAGGTGTTAGACAATCTTTGGTTGTTTGGTTTGGGGGTAAACCTTTTAGATGATTAAAGAAGGATTTTTTCCCACTATTATATATGCAGATGATTTTAAATTAAACACAAATGATCTTGCACAAAATATTATAAATTGGGCTAAAGAAGATAAGGGATTAACTAAAACAAATGTTAATGGTTGGCATAGTACAACTGACATGCAAAACAAACCTGAGTATAAACCTTTGGTAGATGAGTTATTTAAAATGGTTCATAAAGTATTTGAAGAAGAATGTTTAGATAAACAACCAGTGCTTGGTAATATGTGGGCTAATATAAATCCATCTGGTGGTTATAATAAACCACATGTACACCCCAATTCATTATTTAGCGGAGTATACTATGTTAAAACTCCTTCTAATTGTGGTCGTTTAATATGTCAAGACCCACGTCCTGGTATTCAAACAGTTATGCCTACAAGAAAATCTGTAGAAATTCCTAAATATTTATGGAGAGATGTACATTTACAACCTCAAGAAAATAGAGTTGTAATGTTTCCGGCTTGGTTATGGCACTCCGTTGAACCTAATCAATCTAAGGATATAAGAATATCAGTAAGTTTTAATTTTATACAAAGAGGATTTGAATAATGACTTTTAATAAATACCATGTAATTAAAAAAGCAATTAACTACGAGTTAGCTAATTTTATATTTAATTATTTTTTACTTAAAAGAGACGCTGTTGATTTTATGTATAAAAATAACATTACTTACGATAATGGTATGCTAGGTACTTGGAATGACCCACAAATTCCAAACACTTTTTCTTGTTATTCTGATCCTGTGATGGAGACTTTGTTAGTGAAAGTATTACCAGTAATGCAGCAAGAAACAGGCTTAAATTTAATTCCAACTTATTCATACGCAAGATTATATAAAAATGGTGATGAATTAAGAAGACATAAAGATAGGCCTTCTTGTGAAATATCTACTACTATTAATTTAGGTGGTGATCCATGG